ACCGAGAATGAGAAAGGAGAAATGAAACAAAATTTAGATACTCTGCGTGATAATATATTAATACGAGGACGGCATACTCAGACCAGAATGATTTATGTATCTCATTTAATTACTAATTATAAAGATACAAGACAATTACTAAACGAATCAACTGAAGTTGTGCTATATCCAAGAAGCTCAGGTACATATCATATTAAAAATTACCTAAAGGTTCAATGTGGATTTGAAAAACCTGAAATAACACGATTTTTATCTTTACCTAGTCGTTGGGTGCTTTTAGCAAGATGGAATCCGATGATTGTGATGCATGAAAAGGGTTTATATTTACCGTCATTCGTGTAAATCATTTTGATTTTCAATAAAATTAATATGTTTTTTTGTTTTTAAGTGCCTTGATTTTCCGTTTTTTTGCATAATACCACCGCAGATACAATTAAAAGGTTGTTTTTGTCTAATATCAATTTTTTCTTTATTATTTTGATAATATTCTTTATTTTTAATAACCATTTGCTGTTTATTATTTTGATAATATTCTTTAATATATTCTTTATTTCGTTCTTTACCTTCTCCATCAGTCGTATAAGGACTAAAACTATTTAAACTTGCTTTTAACTCATCTTTCCAATATCTTTCTCTTTTTCTTAAATCTAAATTATCTTTAGCATCATAATTTTCAATTAACACCATATCCCAGTTCTGAAAACCACCATTTTCTCTAATAAAATGATAAACATTTCTATTATAACTTCTCCTTTTTTCACTATTACAATCTGATTTATGTTCGCTTTTCCTTTTTCTCATATTAGTAGTAGAACCAACATATATTTCTTTTATTTTTACATCTTTACAACATAATTTATAAATAAATGATTTGCTATAATCAATTTTTCCTTTCGGCATATTGTGTATATATGTGTAAATCTTTTTAAACCATTTCAATTTTATCTAAATTAATAAGTTTTTAATGTGAGACATATATTATGTTTGTTTATTATTCTGTTTTTTATTCTCAAAAATAAATAGAAAAAGATAAAGATAAATAGTTTATATATAGGAAATTAAGAATGAAATAAAAATAAAATAAATAAAAAATGAATAAGTTTTCTAATCTAGATAAATTTAGAAAAGATTAAATATAATTATATATATATAGATGTCGCATAGTATTAAAAGATTAATTAATAACGCTGAACAGGTTTCTCTTACAGGCGAACAAATGAACTTAATAACAGAAAATAAATGTCGTGTAGTGACCTATGAAGAGCTTGAGAACTGTGAAACTATAGACGATTGTTTTAGAGATAAATTAGGTTTAATTATTTTATATCAGAAAACAAACAACAACGGCCACTGGTGCATCTTATATAAAACCTTAAATGATACTCTTAATTTTTTTGATAGTTATGGTTTTCAAATGGATCAAGAATTAAAATTTAGCGATTTTAACTTGCGTCAACATAATGGAATTGAAACTCCACATTTAACTGCTTTAATAGATAAATCTCATTATAAATTAACACAAAATAAAGTTCAATATCAAAAACGAGAAAATGATTTAAATACTTGTGGTAGGCATGCATGTGTAAGATTTAGAATGCGTGAATATAACAATAAACAATATGCGGATTTATTTAAAAAGGTTGATAGTGATTTTTATGTTTCTGCGTTAACATTACTATATTCAGATTTTGAAAATTAAAATAAAAATAAAATATTTATATATTATATAATGTCTCTTAATCACATAATTAAAAATAGTGTTTCTGATAATGATGCTTTAGATGTAAAATTTAAAAATATTGTATGTAATACAATTACCGCAAGTGGTGGAATTGGTGGTAATTATCAAAGATATATTTGGGAAATTACAAATGAACCTATCTCAATAATTAAACTTGCTACACCTGATGATTATGTGGGATTTCTTGTAAATGATAGTGTTATCCATGTTTTTATTACTCATGCTTATTCTGCAGGCGGTTCAGGGACTGCATCTATTATAAAAAATGGTGTTGTTGTTCCTCCAAAAACTATTGATTTTGCACTTGAATATACTGATATGGCTCTTACTCTACCTAATGATGGTGATATTCTTAAGATTATGGTTTCACATAATTCAGATGATAAATTTACTCCTTATGAATTAACACTACAAAGAACTAACTTATACATGAATGCTATTATTAATAGAATTAATATAGAAGCAACGCCTCCTTTTGAATAAAAATAATGTTTTTATAAAAATAATGTTTTTATAAAAATAAAATATTCACATATTATATAATGTCTCTCAATCATTTAGGTGCTTGGGGTGTTCCAGATAGTGAAGCTTTAAATGTTAAAGTTAAAAAACTTTATGTAGTTGATGATATTATTCAGCCAAGTGATAGTTTATCTTATGTTGGTGGTCTTAGTACTGAAACTACTCTTCCTTTTTCAACCGATGATTTACCAGGAGCAGTTATTGTTAATTCAACAAAGTGTACTATGTGTTTACAAACTGCTAAAAGTTTTCAGGTAGGATATAGTGTAGTAGTTAGAACGCCTGCAAATACTACATCAAATACTATTGATATTATATGTCCTTATCCAGAGGCATTACGAACTAATTTAATTACAAGATGGCCTAATGTCCTTAATGAAAACACAATGAGTGCAGTAGGATATACTTTTACTACTGATAATACAACTCATAATAATGCTTCTTTAATAGTTGCAGCTTTTCCAAGTGGTTATGATGCAAACTATATTAAGTTTATATTTCGTACAAATGATGGTTTACCTTTTACATCAGATGAAACAACTGTTTTTACAATTCAACATACACAAGGTTAAAAATAATTAAAATATATATATATATTATATAATGTCTCTTAATCACATAATTCTAGATTCTGTCCCTGATGAAGATGCCTTAGATGTTAAATTTAATGATGTTGAAATTTTAGGAAAATTAATTGGTGTTAATTTTGATTTTCCAAGACTAATTTTTAATCAGAGTTTAAGCAGAATGATTTACGCAAGTGACCCTGATTTTGTGCCTTTTTTTGTTGATGCTGACGCAATTGGTTCAAGAACTATTCCAGCTAATACATTAAAAGTTGGTTCTATTGTTGATGTTGAAATTAAAGGTGAAATGTTTAATGAACTACCACCTTCTGGGGGTATTACATCAACAGTTATTTTTAGTATTGGTACTCAATTAATTGAAGTGACCGATATTCCATTTAATCAGATAATAGGAACACAACAATTTAGTTGTAAAGTTAAAGTGCATATTAGAAATACTAATTTATTAACGGTATATTTAGATTGGGATAGTCCAAATGCTTCTTCTGTTATAAGTGTTAAATCAGCAAGTGAAACATCAACTATACCTTTTAATATTACAGTTGATAATAATGTATTAATTCAGGCTAAAATTGTTGGTAGTGTAAGTAATGATGTATGGCTGAAATCAACTTATGGAACTATTACTATTCAATAAATAAGTTTTTTAAATAATATAATTAAATTAAATTAAATTATATTATTATTATTATTTTTTATTTTTTATTTTTTATTTTTTATCTATTAGCATAGCCATGGGTAACTGTTGAAATAGTACCGTAAGATGATGTAAGGTAGTCATCAATAGAACCATTAATATATTCTACCTCTACATCAAGTTTATCATCTGGAGAATAAGTAGGAGCAGGAGATATATTTAGTGTTGCTGAACCTACGCTAACCATTGGATTATCTGGCACATTCCAATCTAAATATACAGTCCACAACAGAGGACCTCTGTTATGAATTTTTGCTGTACATATAAATTGTTTTGCAAGTGCTGAAGGTGTCCAATCAATATTAGGCAATAAAAGCAAAACATGATTTCCTAAATTAAATCTAATATTAAGTTGAGTAGTAGCACCTGTTTCATGAATAGCCTCACCTCTAATTTCACTAGATATAATTGAAAATGATGGATCAATTATGCGTCTATCTCCATAAGCAGATTCATCATTAAAAAACGAATGAAAACCAGCAATATCTCCTCGGTTTCGTGTCCCATCTACCGAACTATAAGTTGTAGTTGCTACACCAGGACCAACTATTTTACCTGTTAGTTGAAGATCATTAAATTTCACATCTAATGTTTCATCATCAGGCACAGTACTTTGAAGTATGTGATTAAGCGACATTATATATTATATAAATATAAAAAAATTAAAAATAATTTTTAAATAGTAATTATTTTTAATTTTTATTTTTTATTTTTTATTTTTTATTTTTTTTTTTAGAAATAAGTTTTTAAGAAATAATTTTTTTTTTTATTATTTAAAATCTAATGTGTTGTTTTCTCTTAAATAATAGTATTTTAAAATTAATCTCCTAAATATTAACGGCGAGAAAGGCGTTTCATTCTACGACCACCAGATATAGCACCACCACTTACACCAGAGCCAGTAGCATTTGCAGCCATACCAGCAAATTTACCAACACCAGATAAAGCACCACTAAATTCAGGAGCAACAGTTCCTACAATACCTTTTACGATTCGGTTATTAGCTACACGCTGAACGCCACGAGCAATTTTGTGTACTATGTTTTTCAGACCAGAAAAGAATGAACCTCCCTGAAGCTGATGATAAGTTAGGTGATGAATTTCAGGGGACTGTTTAGCAGAAAGAACCATTGCCTGGTTAAGGTTTCCTAAAGAAGCACGAGCAAAGTTTTCAGAAATAGAGAATGTTCCCTGGTTCTGTACCACAAGGTAAAATTCACCAGTAAAGTTAAAATTAGATTTATTTTCTACCTGTGCAGTTACCTGTAGAGTATAAGAACCCTGAACACCAGGTGCTTCAGTATCAAGAAGACCAATATCTTTACCCATTTCAAGACACATTACCGAACCACGATATTTTGAAAACTGAGGCCAAGATAGATTGCAACCATTATCAGCAGCAATGCGGTATAAGTCCTGAGCAGAAGCAGATGATAGGAGCCCAGACTGATTATTCCATAGAATGGATAAGTTGTTAATAGCAAGATAACTATCAGCTGTGGTCTGGTCAGATAAAGCACGGTTATGACGAGCAAAAATATAAACTCTACGAGGGACTTGTGAAAGACGAATACTATCAGTTACTACAACTGTATCTTCACCAGGAGTTAGAACAGACATCTGTCTAATGTATTCCTGTGTTTTAGAGTAAGGAAGAACCTGAAGAGCAGGGAGTTGCTGAGTTAAATCAGGGGTAATAAATGTAGTTAGAATTTCAGGTGCTTTCCACATTTTAACTGCAACAGATGTTATAGGATTACCAGAACGAGAATGAGACATAATCTGAGATAGATTACTCTTCCAACGCATATTAATATTCATCTGGTTCACATTTACAAAACCTTCCTGCTGAAGATTGAAACCATTTAGGAAAGGAGACATAAAAAGGGGTTCAGTTACTTCTACACGAAATAAAGTAGGAGATAAAACCTCAACAGGAAATCCACCACGACCTTCATTTTTACCACCATTTTCACCATAATCAGCTAAAGCATTTTTACCAGAACCATAATCATTAAAATCAGCATATTCCTGGTACATATCAGGCATACAAGGTGATGTTGAGGTATCTCCACCACGCTGTTCAGCGTCATTACCATAGCAAAGCATAGCATGAATTTTATCAGCCATGTTATCAGAAATGGTTTCACCGTTAATCTGAACAGTTAGCACATCCATAATAGAGGCGATAGGAAACTGACGAAGAGCATCTTCACGACCTAAAATTAGAGGTTGATCAGTAGAAATTTCAAAATAACATTTTACTTTCATGTTGCGATCAACTATTGTTTGAGTTGATGGAGGGTTGATTGTAAAAGAGGCCTGGACTGGAGTAGATGTTTCATTGCCCCACGAGTTGGCGGTTGTGACCTGTTCGTTTAATCTCATACCCCCCTGCAATACAATGTGTTCTGATTCCACATCTTCTTTTACATTACACCTTGGTTCAATTACTTTAACGAGATCCATAGCAGACATTATAATATAAAGATAGAAAAAAAAATAAATTAAAAAAATTAAAATTTATTTTAAAAAAAATTGAAACTAGAAAGATTAAAAATTATATATATATCTCCTAAATATGAAAGATATATATAAAATAATTTTAAAAATTCCTTAAATGACATTTTTTAACATAATTATACTTTTAATTTTTGTAATTGTTGATTAATGCTATCATCTATAAAATCAACTAAATCTTCAACTATTTTTTTTCTAAATAAAATTTTAATAGTAAGAGATTGATCACCTTGAAGGTAGTATGGGTAAGTCTTTCCATCTTTTGCTTTCCAATTTATCATTAAATCAAATCTATTTAATGGGTCAGTTTGAAGCAAATCTAAATAACGCAACGGACCTTGAGGATAGAAACTTAGAACTCCGCCTGGGTACCATTTCTCACTTTCAATAGGTTCAAAATCAGTTAAAAAATCACTTGTAATATTTTTTTGGTCGCCTTGTAATTCTCTATTTACTGGAATGCTAGAAGTTAAAAATTCAATAGATTTTAAATCTGACATAGTCCCAATTGTAGCTGTTTGTTGTGTTGCTTCTAAATAATTAATTCCGTTATATGTAACTTTATTATCAAACAAATCTTGAACAACAAATTGATAATTTAATGGAGAAACAGCAGGTAATTGAAAATAGTAATCATGAAAAGTATTCATTTTTAAATATAATCCTTCATTAGCATATATTTTAATATTATCTGCTAAATAACTTTCAGGACAATTCAATGTAATTAAATTTGAAATACTGCTAAAACTCATAAAAGGAGCAACAGTTGATGTAACCGCTGGATAATCTGCTTTTAAACTAGTGAATGCATCAGATAAAGAAGTATTAATTAAATCAATAAAATCATTTACAATATAAATATATTTATCATCATAAACATTACCATTTGGAACCCAAGTTACAGTTTCTGTATAAACTGATGATCCATATGTTAAACTTACTTTATAATAATTGTCTCTAAAAACAATTAACGGAACAGATGTTAAAGGAAGAGCAAAACGAATTACCGCCATTTCATAATCAGAAGGATTATCTAAAAGAGGTTGAGTTCTATTTACACTAAATGTTGCGTGTTTTCTTGTTTGTTCATTAGCATTAATTCTAACATTATAATAAATATGGGTTGATTGATCTTGTAAGGCAGACATCTATATGATATATAAAGAGAATATAAAAAGATTACATAACCTTAATTTTATCATATATTTGTTCTTTAATATAATTATCTAAAATAAGATTTTGTTTTTTCCTAAATAATAACTTCATAGAAATTTCTTCTGATGGTTCTAAATAATATGTTTCAACATTACGATTAATTGAAGTCCATTTAACATTTAAATTAATTCTATTCATAGGTTCAACAGATAATAAATCAATATATCTAAGCGGACCTTTTGGGAAAAACTGAAACAAACCATTACTGCTAAAAGTATTACTTTCAATTGGTTCAAAATCAGTTAAAAAAGATTCAGTTTTATTTAATTGACTACCAATAAGTTCTTTATTAACAGGAATGCTATCTGTAAAAACTTGAATGCTTTTTAATTCTGATAAACTAGCAATACTTGAAAATTGTTGAGTAAAATAATAATAATTAATTCCATTAATAACACGATTATTATCATATAAATTTTGAATAATAAATTTATAATTTAAATCTCCTACATTTGCCGATTCATTGAAATAATCATAAAAATTATGTATTTGTCTATGCATTAGTGTATTAGTATATATTTCAATATTATCTGTTAAATAAGTTTGAGGAACATTTAAAGTAATTAAATCTGTTAAATTTGAAAATGACATAAAAGGTGGGTTTGTTGATAAAACCGTATTATTATTTTTTAATGTTGTAAATGCTAACGCCCAAGCGTTATTAATCATATCTAAAAGATGTTGAACATCATAAATTGCTTTATCATCATAAACTGCATTATTTGGTAACCATATCATAGGTTGAGTATAACTATTTGCTCCAATTTTTAAAGATAATTTATAAGCGTCATTTTTAAAAAAAAATAACGGAATACTTGTTAAAGGAATGCTAAATCTAACAATTGCTAATTCATAATCTGATGGATTATTTAAAATGGGTTGTACTCTGTTTACATCAAATGAAGGAATAATTCTTTCTTGTGTCGTATTTTTTATGTTAATATTATAATATATTAGATTTTCATCTGCCGAGATTGTAGACATTATATATTATAATAATAATTTAATAATTTAATAATTTAATAATTAGTTTCTTGATTTTTATATAAAGTTTCTTGTATAATATTTTGTTTTTTTTTTCTAAAATGTATTTTAATTCTTATTTGATCATCTAACTGTAAATAAATAGGAAATAAATTTCCATAAACATCTTCCCATTTAACCACTAAATCAATTCTATTTAAAGCATGATGACAATTCATATCATAATGTCTAACAGGTCCCTGTGGAAAATATTGAATTGCTAAAGTATCTCTTGAAAAACTAGCACAATTAAAATCAGTAATAACCTGTCTAATTTCATTTGTTGATGTACCCAATAGTTCAGGATTAACTGGAATTGAATTTGTTTCAAAAATTAATTTATCTAATTTACTAATTAATGCAGTTGTAGGATACTCTTGAGACATGATATAACCACCACCGCCATAAGTAGTAGCATTTGTTTTTTTATCTTTTATAATAATTCTAAATTTATCAGGTTCTTCTTGAAATGATTGAAAAACAGTTTCTGTAATTAAATCAAAATTAAAATAAACTTTTACTAGAGGATCTGCATATCCACTTTGACAATATAAACTAATAATATTTGTTGAAGGTTGGATTTTCATTAAAATTGGTGTATTTGCTGGAAATGAGGGTTCTGCTAAAACAATCTCATCATGTAATTCTTTTAAACAATTAGTCATAATAGCACAATATTCTTGATAACTCCATAACTGACCAATAGTATTTGGATAAAGTGGACCTGAACTAGAATTTGGAATAAAATCAACAAATTTTTCTTTTAGAGTTCCATTAAATTCAATACCAATTTTATAAAAATCAGGTCTCCAATTCATTAAAGGAATGCTATTTGTTGGTACTGAAAATCTAACAACACCTAATTGATAATCAGTTGGTTTATCTAAAACTGGTTGAACACGATTTTCATCAAACTGAAATGCGGTTCTATTAATAGTATTTGTTGTAATATTTAAATAAATATTATCTTGATTGCCTTGAAAACTTGACATTATATAATATAACAATATATAATATATAATTTAATTTTGCTAAAGTTTTTACTCCCAGTATATTCTCATATTAGGAAAAAAGTTTAATTGTTTGTTTACATAATCCGTTAATTGATAAGCCGAACTATCTCTTCTACCAAAATAGCATGTTCCTGTGTTGGTGTTAAGGTTTCCTTTAACTCGTGGATATGTTTGAGAACCAGGTGAATAATATCCATCTTTACAATTAAATATTATTATTAAGTTTTTAGTATTATCAAAGTTCTGATATGGGTTTGTTAAAGTCAGTCCACGCCACATAATATTAGGATCTGATGATATTTTAACAAGTGGAATAGTAGTATTATATTCAGTTTGAAAATAATTAGTAATTGAATTATTCCATTCATCAACACCATTGCTATATCCATTAATTCTTGTATTACTAGGAAAACCAGTAAATGTTGATGGAGTTTGAAACATATAGCTGTCTACATTTTCTACTCCGTAAGTCCCATTGGTAAGCACCTCATACTGATATTCTATTCTTGTAATTTTTGCTCCATTTGGAATTGCTGATAATTGACTAGGTTTCAATAATACACCACTATAAGAGTAAAAATAATAATGTGACCAGGGCATGTCTCTTTGATTTCCAGTTGAAGTGCCAATTATTGTATCGCCAGGAATAATTGGGTTTTCAAATGATTGACTACTAATAAATATACACGGCATTTTATATTATATATTATAAATATATTTAATTATTATCTTGTTCTTTAATATAATTTTGATTTATTTATTGTCTTATTTTTTTTAAGTAGTTTTAGAATATTTAATGTAATTTTTCAGGCATGTAAGCCCAAGCAATCAAACTTAACCATCTCCTATATGTTGGATTTTTCTGATATGCTGGTAGCGTTCTTGCTATAAATAAATTTCTTTTTTTACCCCATAAAATTAATTTACCAGGAATTTTAGCATTTGACATAGCATTAGCAGTTTTATAATTTTTATATTCAGTTAAAAACCCATTTTTACCACGAGCAATTTCACTTACTTTTTCCTTAATCATTTCATCTTCATATTTTAAAACTGATTTTAAAGATAGCCACTTATACATTTTATATATTATCTTAATATAATATATAATGTCGCTTAATCATATTATTAAAACTAATGGAATTGATGAAAATCAATTAATCAGCATTGCTTGTAAAAACTTTACTCCGATTGGTGATTTAACGATTACTTGTGATGATAATACTACATTTAATTTAAAACCTCCTACATTAGGAACAGCAGGACAAGTTTTAAAAAGTGATGGTTTAGGAAATACATATTTTGGAAATGACACAGCAGGTGATAGCGGTGTTAATTATCAGGGTTCAGTACCTGTTGCTGTTGGTAGTCATTCTAAAATATCAAATACTTTAGGAACAGAGGTTGTAGAAAGTAAACTATTTGAAACCACAAATGATTTATTTTTGACTAATCTAAATATAACTGGGGCAGGTAATTACAATTCAACTATTATAAATAATGGTTCAATTGAAGCTACATCAGGCAATTTAAACTTAACACCTTCAACAGGTAATCAGATTAATTTAAACGGAGTAATATCAGCTCAAGATAATAAAATAGTAAATTGTCTAGATCCAACTTTAGCACAAGATGTAGCTACAAAAAATTATGTTGATGGATTATTAGGTGGTTCAGGTATTTCATATTCAGGAGCACAACCAACTGTTATAGGTGAATTATTAAAATTTAATTCAACTGATGGTTCAAGTGTTGATAAATCAAAATTAACTGAAACGGCAACAGATTTAAATTTAGGATCATTAAATATTATAAATGTTGGAAATGTTGATAATGTTAATGTTTCAACCTTTAAAACTGATTATGATAGTAATGTTAATCAAAATGTTAAGACGACAGGTAATCCAATATTCGCTTCAATAACAACAGACCAGATACTAGGCACAACACCTTTAACAGGAACTTCTATAAATACATTTTTATTAAATAACTCTTATTTATATGGCGGACAAACCGCAGGAGCACATTTACATTTAGTTAGTAATACAACCACCACAAAAGGACAGGTTATAATTAGTGATGAAGTAAACTTATTAACAAATAAAATTATTAATGTAGGTGCACCGACCGCAGACGCAGATGCAGCAAATAAATTATATGTAGATAACGCAGTTTCAGCAGTTCCTACCCAAGTTTATGATTTAATAATTCCATTAACCTCTGAAGATGGAGCAGTAAATTCAACAGGAACAAAAGCAGTATTTCACATGCCGAGAAATATGACTATTACAGGACTTAAAGCAAGTTTAAGAACAAATCAAACAAGTGGAACACAAATAGAAATCAAAGTAACTAGTAACGGTTTTGATATTATTTCAACTTCAAGTGCTTTAACTATTCAAAACGGTACAGCATTTAGCAATACTCCAGCTCTTCAAACAACAGCAATAACCTCAAATGATAGAATTGTTATATCCGTTTATTCATTTGGAGATGGAACAGCACAAGGATTAAAATTAACAATTCTTGGAACAGCATAAGTTTTTAAATGAGACATTTATTAATAAAATTATGTATTAAAAAAAAATTTATATATCTTTATTTTTATATATAAATTAGTTTATCTTTATCTTTTCTATTTTTTTTTTTAAAATTAATAACATTTTATTAAAAAAAAATTATATGTTTTTATTTTTATTTTATAAATA